ATAAAGTAATGCAAACCATCTCTAAATACAGAGATATGTTAGCGATAACAATCTCAATACTGACGATAATTGGGATGTTTTACAAAATGGCAGAATTCGTCACGAGAATAGACTCAAGGCTGATGGTGCTTGAGTCTAACTCAAAATCAATGCAGCGCGATTTGCGCTCAATCGTACAAGACCAGTCTAAAACAATTGCATCAACTGTCACCGAGCTTAAGGTTTTTGAAGTGCAAACCAACCAGAGATTGAAAACTTTAGAATCAATTCTCGGAAAAAAAATTAGTCAGAAATAGGAACTGTTTCCGTTTTGGAAATAGTTTGATCGGTTTCGTTTTGATCTTCAGCACTGACATCTTCTACTGGCGGTGATTTAACTTTATGCTTGTGCTCTACGTGCGTTCTTTGGTGGCAATCAATAATTTTTACTTTTAATGGCGTATTCATGCGTATTAAAAACAAAAATGAAACTAAAACAGAAATGCAAACAATAAATAATTTTTCGATTGGCTTTAGTGTCATTTTATTAACCCCGCTTTTATTAATTTTATTTTCTGTGCGCGCATATCTATGACCATCATTCTTGCTTCATCGATCAGCAATGTTAACCAAAGGGGGCTTAATGCCCAGTACCAGGAGCTTATAAAATGATAATGTTTAAGTCCGACAAAGACCATCGTCACAATAATCATTCTTCTGATTTCGCGATAGATTGATATTAAAGTGGGGCTAAATAAGATAGGTTTTAAAACGTCTTGTGTTTTCATGATTTTTCCTTTTGTTAAATTAGCGCAATAAAGCGCATGAACTTGTTATATGTTACAATGTTTCTATTTATAAAACAAGGTGAGAACATGTTCATAGATTATCCATTTCCAGAAGCAGTAGATTTTATCAAAAAATTTGAAGGATTCAGCGAAGACGCTTATTTAGATCCAGCAAAAGTCCCGACAATTGGTTACGGCACTACATCATATTCTAATGGCGAGAAAGTTAAAATGGGAGAAAAAATCTCATACGCAGCTGCAGATAAGGAATTATTAGCTGATATTAAAGCTATTTACGCGGAGCTTTGCTCAGTAATAGACAAGAGTATTAAGCTTCACAAACATGAAGTAACTGCTCTTTTAAGCTTTATTTACAATGTCGGGATGAGCGCATTTAAAAAATCAGAAATGCTTTTTTTGATTAATGAGAAAAGAATGTCTGAGGCAGCTTTACAATTTTCCAGATGGGATTTTTGCGGCGGGAAGAAACTACCAGGGCTTACAAAGCGTCGCGTTTCCGAACAATTAGAATTTAGCAATAAAACCGGTTATGGGCTTGACAATAATTTTTTGAAACGATAAGATATCTTTGTTGGTACTTTTTAACTAGTTCGTCATATAATAAATCGCTAAATGGAAAATGGAAGAATTAAGTCAAAAACCCTAACCGTAAAAAGTTAGGGTTTTTTTTGCTTTTAAAAAGGTATGTCGTCGTCAAAAAAATCATCTAAGGAACTCTTTTTACTTGCTGGTGCTGGTGCTGTTTTTTTATTGTGCCCGTAAGGCTTGTACGATGCTTGTTGCGCCGGTTGATTTTGCTGCTGTTGCGCCGGAGCCGCTTGCTGCTGTTCGCCTCCATCCTTGCTTGACCAGTTGCCATCTGCAATTATTTGCAGAGAGTCAGCTAATATACGTGTCACAAAACGTTCGATTCCTTCTTTGTCAATGTATCGCCCGTAGTCCAACTTTCCCTCTAAATATATTTTTGTTCCAACTTTTAGGTACTGAGCGGCTACCTCAGCGAGCTGTCTAAAAAACATAATACTATGCCAGGAAACCTTCTCTTTCTTTTCCGCAGTTTCTTTGTCTACCCATTTTTCATTTGTCGCAACGCTGATCCTTGTTGCGACCTTATTGTCTCCATAAGACTTTACTTCTGGGGCGGCTCCCACCACCCCCATGATTGTTACTTTATTTATTCCTCGCATTTCCCCTCCCGTACGCTAAATTTAGATAATTTTTCTTTGTATTCAATTAATGATTTTATTAAATCCATCAAATCTGATGATTGCGCATTCAAATTATTTTTGAATTCAATGATTATTTCATGAATCGATGGCATCTTTGGAAAATTATCTTTGCATGTGAAACGAAATATACTAGCTTCTATTTCTTCCACGAGTGCTTCTATATTTTTAGAAAGCCCTAAGATAAAATTTAACTTTTGTTCTATTCCAAAAGAATTTTCTCTATATAGAAATATCTCAGGAATAATGACTTTTCGTTTATAATCGTTAGCTTTGAACATTTCTTAACCCTTATGAGCTGTATTTTTCTACCGCAACGTGGGAAATATCATCTAAAATTTTTTCTGTTTTTATAAGCTCAGTTAGTATAGTGGTCAACTGTCTTTTGCAGAACGAAACAGAACCTGCAGCACTAAGGAAAGGTCTTGCAATACATTTTTTTTGCAGGAAATTATTAAATGATTCGTAAGGTATTTGGTCTGTTATCTCAGCCAGCAATCTTTCTATCTCGCGCAATTTCAAATCAATTGTTCTCGAGTTTTCTATGGCTGAAACCATGTTGGCATTTACTGCTGATAACTCTTCGTTAAATTTAATCATTTTCTCTTTCCTTTTTAAGTTCTTCAGCGACACACTTTAAGTGAGCTAACATGTCTGTGACTTGTTTTATTTCTTTCAATGGGTCTGACAGTCCGGCCAAAACAGAGTTAGCTAAATTCGCGGAATAATTAAGAACATCACATTCTTCAAAATTGCTAAAGCTAAGTCTAGTGTTAAGAGTCCTTTCGTCCTTAACGTCTTCTTCTTCTAAAATATTTTCTATATAAAGCAAAAGATCTTCTGCTACCCTGTGGTATTCTTTTGTTAAATCTATATGCCATTTACTTATAAATAAAGATGCTTTTAGGTTTATTAAACTTTTAAAATATTTTTTCATTATTTGCTCTCCATCTCACAGATTTTATCTTGCGTGTACGTTGTCGCTTCTTCTTCAAGAGCGCTTACGATGCTTGCTGCTTCCATTAATTTTTTTGTGCCATAGCTTATACTTTCATAAGCTGAAGAAACTAAAGATTGCGCATTTGCCAGGAGATCTTGATTGTTGTCTTGAGTAACAAACTTTATTAAATTTTCTCCATTTATTGCAATCAATATATAGCCAGCGCGCGAACTTATCTTCATCGCTGAAGAATCCGAAACATCAATCATTTGCTGTGTTAATGCAATGTCGTTTATTATTTTGGAAAGGAAAAAATCGTATCTCGTCATAATTTTTCTCCTAAGGATTGTTTGTTTTTGCTGTGATTGCTTGACTCTTGTTTTGCTTGTCAAGAGCTTCTGCGGCCATAGCAAATAAAGTTGGGTATTTTTCATGTAACATAAGAACAGACTGCACTATCTGCGCATGGTCTTTCAGCGTTGGCTCTTTTTCTCTTTTTTTCATTTCTGTTATGTTTGTTGCTATTTCATGCAATTCTGCTGCAAATAGTGTTGGATCGTTCATAATCATCTCCTCTTCTTTGTGCTCGGAAATTATTAAATTAATGTAAGGTGGAACGCCTGGCGGCACTTGAAACTTCAAGCAACGCTCATCAAAAAATCTATTATCATTTTTTATGATTCCTGTTTTTTGCAGCATATCCCAAGTTAGTTTTGTATAGTTTGACGTATCGCTCCTGTTCGGATAATTAAAGTAAAAGTAGCCTTTTATTTTTAATTTACACGATAAGGGCTTAAAAGACGCGGGTATTAAAACCCGCGCCATTTTTTTATGAGTCATATACCATTTTCTAGCTTCTGTTGTTAAGCAACGGTTTAGCTTGCGAGTGCCTAAGTATGCTTTGTTTATTGATGGTGGCATCGCAATATTGCTCACCAACACGTCGCCCATCGGAAGAATTTTTACTTGCATCGTAGGGCACCTCGTCTCTTAAAACTAGAACTTCTCTAGGGGCTTGTATTTCAAGTACGCATTGATTGCGATTTAGTCCTTTGTACTTAACTTTTATTTCCATGTTGTCAATCATTATGCGTATGCCTGTATTGTCTTTTCTTGTGATGATTAGTCCCATTATTTCTCTCCCGATAAATTTTCTATTGATTTTTGAGCGCGTATTTTTGATGTCAACATCTTTGATTCGCTTGGCTTTTGTACTTCACTGATATCTACATAATCTTTAGTATCGTATTCAGTATCTTTTTCAAGCGCATAAGCGACCCCAGGGCAATCATTGACATATTTTAGTAGTCTTCTCAAGACTGTTTTTCGCGCCATTTCTCCAAAAAATTTAAACCAAGGAGAGTTTCCGTCGTTATTTTTTACAGATTCAGATAGGTTTTTTATGTCTTCTATCTCTCCTCTTCCCATCACCTCAAAAATTTTTTCACCGTTTTTTAGCGTGACGATAGCGTATACGCCAATTATTTCATCATCGGTGCGAGCGTTACCTTCCAATACGATTTCATGCTCTAAGATTGATTGCAGCCCTCGTACGCAACGAAACCCGTCACCTATATAAATAACGCCTGTGGTCGGTGATTTTAAGCCGCCTCTTTTTGCTGCCATTGCGCATAGTCCACGCCAGCCTATATGAACTTTGCATTCTAACGCCCCAATTTTTTTATTGTATTTCGGTATCAAGTAAGCCTGGCCGAGGGGTTCCAGCGGAGACAGCTCATAATCAATTAAGTTTTGAGCAGCAGTAATGATGCTTTGAGTGGAGCACTCTAACAGCTTGGGATTCTTATAAATTGCCGACTCAAAAAATTTAATAAAATGAATTATTTCTTCTCTTTTTGCTGATGTTCTTTTTGTTAAAGAGTTAGAAAAACCAGGAGTTTTAAATAATTCTTTAATTTCCGGATTTTCTTTAGCAATTTGAGTTACATTTGTATTTTTTTCGGTATTCATTATGATCCGCTCCCCAAGTTTGATTTTAGGGTAACGTTACCAAGCCACGTGTCTTTGGGCACGCAAACATCTATAGTTTTTGGAGACATGGGCAAGCATGTGCTCGTTTGACTTAATCGCAGTTTCAGCGCGCCTTTTTCGGCAATTAAGCGAATATTTGTTGAAAGAAGTTTTTCGATTTCTTCTTTTTGATGATTCATTAAAGATGCCGCTACTAGATTTCCTTTTTTAAGCCTTGCAACTTCTTCTTCTAGCTTATTGAGGTTTCTAAGTTTTGCTCTTGATGCTGCCAGTACGGCCGCTAATTCTTTTACTAAAAATTTTTTACTCTTTTTTCTCTGCAACCCTAATATCATTGTTAACGTTTTTAACATTTTGTTGACTCCTGTTTAGGTTCAACTGAGACAGCAACAATTTTTGTTCGTCAAACAAAGCTGTTGATATATCAATTAGCCCCTGTATTTGTTTATTTTTTTCCATGCAATGTCTGCACGTAAAAAGACCTTTTAGTATGTTTGTCATTTTTGTTATCCTTGTATTTATAAGTTATTTTAGTTTTATTATCATTGGGTTTCATATAGTCTTACTTGACTGTGAATCTCCGAAATCTGGTTTGTGTTAAATATTCTTTATAAATTTCTGGCTTTTCATTCTTCAATGCTATCGTGTCTAACCTCTGCATTACTTGCGGTTTCCAGGAGACGATAGCTAATTTTGATTCATTTGTACCGTATTCTGAGTCGCACAAATAATTTTGAATTGCCAATCTTTTTTCTGCAGCTTCTTTTTCAAGCTCTTTGATGTGCGCCGATAACTCTTTGTATTCTTTTACGTTGCGAACGATATCTTCGGTCAGCTGAATTGATTTGTCACTGCATGAGTAATTGAACTTTTTACTGGATTCTTCAACTGTACCAGGACAAGGTTCGATTTGTTTTACGATATTGTGATTCCAGAACTTTTCAGCTGCTGAAAACAATTCAGCTTCTAGTTCTTCGTCTCTATCATAAGTATAGATTTTTAATTTAAATGATGAATCAACTAAAATTTGCGCTCTATTTAAATTTAAAACGCCACAATACCATGCGGCCTGGCATTTTATATAGTCCGGTATTTCAAATGAACCTTCCTCACCCCACTGGTTGCTACGAAGCATTCCAGGTGCCTTACATTCCACAATAAATAAATTTTCAGGCGAAATTTCGTCGGCTCTTTTTAATATTTTACTAAGTAATGATGGGTCGCTTTGATCTTCTTTTAAAATGTCATCAAGACTTGGGCTGTAAAATACAGCGTCAGGATGCGCATAAAAATAATTGTGATTTTTTTCTCTCCAAAAAACATCACTAAATTTTCTGTATAATTGTTTTGTTTCGTTTTTTCTTAAAAGTTCTAGGTATTCTGTCAGTAAGAACTCTTCTAAGTATAAGCCTCTTCTTTGCAGATACTCAGGAACAAAATGACTGATTCCGTGCACTTTTTCTAAGTACACATCAAGCGGTGTTAGAAATGGATGAAGCCCGCATATTGCGGCTATGTCATGTCCGCCGATGCCGGTTCTTCTTTGTTCGGTCGCAGGTACTAGAGAATCTCTTTCACCTGTTAAATCGCTAATTTTTGACATTTTTATTGTCTCCTGCTGATTTGAATGTTAATTTATTTGCAAACTATTGTCAATCATTTATTAATAATTAATCAATATTTTTTCTTGGAAACTGACGAAATATTCTATGCCAGTATCCTTTGCCAGGTTTTAAAGCTTGGTGAAACATTTCTATCTCTCTGTAAGTAAGATAGCCGCGCTTTAAAATGACCACAAGACATGGAGCAACCATCGAATACAAATATTCAATTGCTGATATTCCCAGAGCTTCCGCTTTAGGAGCTAGCAGCGTTCTACAAATATAAGATTCAAGCGATTCCCCCTCCCTGAAGTCAAAATCTTCGTTCATATCGTAGGCGAAATCTTCAAGCATAAGCCTACCTTCACTCAATTCTATAAGCTTGTTTACTACCGTCATCGATGGTACTGACATATTGCGTTCCCATCTAATTATCAATGCAGCTGAACAAACCCCAATCTTTTTTGCGAGTGCTGTTTTGCCGCCGTTCTCTGCAGCCAACTGCTGTATTATTCTAATCACTTCGGGGTGTAATTTTTTCTTTTTTCTATTGTCGTCTTTCATTTTTTATTCTCTTTATGGGTGACGACTAATAGTACTTAGTTGTTAATTTAATGTAAAGTTATTTGTTGCCGATGGTTTACATTGATACATGTTTTCGAATCTTGTTATTTCGCTCAAAAAGGTTAATTTAACAGAGCCGGTAGGGCCGTTTCGGTGCTTCGCTATAATTAGTTCAGCGACGCCCCGCTCTAGGCTTTGGGGATTGATCATCTCGTCTCTATAGACAAATAAAATCATATCTGCGTCTTGCTCGATTGCCCCCGAGTCGCGTAAATCGGACATGATCGGCCGCTTATCGTTTGTGATTTTATTAAGCTTTCGCTGTTCGGCGTTCCGGCTCAGCTGTGATAGCGCAATCACTGGCACATCTAAATCTTTTGCAATAATCTTTAGCGCGCGTGAAATAGCAGAAACTTCCTGGACTCGGTTTTCTTTTTTTGTAGGCGGCTGCAGAAGCTGGAGATAGTCAATTACGATAAGATCTAACCCTCCTTGCTCTTTTTTAATGCGTCTAGCGCGAGCTTTTAGCTCTGTGGTAGAGATGCCGCCAGATTCATCGACGATGATTTTAGCGTCGCTTATCTTGCTTGCACACGCAGCTATTTTGCTCCAATCATCAACTGAAAATTTACCGGATTTTATTTTTGCTAATTCAATGCGTGTTCTTGATGACATCATTCGATGTAAAATTGATTCCGTGGACATCTCAAGACTGAAAATAGCTACTGTTTTCTTCTTGTCGATTGCGGCGTACTCAGCAATATTCATCGCTAAAGATGTTTTTCCCATCGATGGACGACCGCCAATGATAATTAGATCTGCAGTTTGAAAACCCTGGGTCAACTTATCTAAATCTGCGTAACCGGACTCAAGTCCGATGATCGGTTTTTTGTTGTGGTAGATGTCATCTAATTTTTGAAGTGTATCAGACATGATGCTTGACAGCAGCTGAGGACCGCTCTTTTCAGTATCAGTATCGCTAAAAGATGATATTTTCTCTTCAGCAGCGCGCAAGATATCAATTGAGGTTTTATCGCCAGGCGTTGCTACTTGCTTTAGCATATCATTAGCAGCTGCCGCCAGCTTTCTAAGTGTCGAGTTTTCTTTTACTATTTTGACGTAAGCTTCAAGGTGTAAACTGTGGTAAGCGTACATACTTGCTATATTAAAAATAAAAACTTCGGGAATATCAGAGCATGTTTTTTTAATAGCATCACAGACAGTGATTAGGTCTATTTCTTTGTTTTGATTGCGTAAAGAGATTATGGTTATATAAATCTCTCGCAAAATATTATTTGAAAAGTCAGCAGGTGCTATCTCGGATGTTACCGCATCTACTTTACTTTCATTCATTAGTAGTACACCGATAACGGCGCACTCAGGGTCACTTAGCGGGATTGTTGCCGATACAACATCCCTGTTTTGATCGCTCATATTATCCTTTTAAACTAGTTTGACTTTTTAAAATTTGTTGGTAAGCTATTATCTACATATAAAAACATTAACGTCAAGAGACGCATGTAAAAAAATGTAACAAGCTGTTGGAGAGGTAAACGAGTAGCGACAGCTGGAGTATAAACCTTGTACTACGCGGATTGCATGCAAGGGGGGAGGGCTTAGTATAGATCCCGCAATAGCTACTAGCACGTAGTGACAAGTCTGTACACGTTGCCATGCAACTAAGCGACCCTGTGAGATTTTTTCACGGATTGGGGTACGTTGCCCAAAATCTAGCCTGTGGGTAACTTGCGGTGCGCAGCACAGGAAGCAAGTTATCCA